CCTACAAACATCATCGGCACTACTGCCATCATAATCACTAATATACGCTTCATATAATCCAATTTTAAGGTTAAAAAAATTTTTGCAAAGATAAGCATTTTTTCAAAAAAAAAAGATTTTTTTTTGCATTTGAATAATATTTTGTATCTTTGCGGCGTTATAGATATAAACGGGTACGCTCCCCCCGGTTGTTACCGGTTCACCGTTGCGTACCCGTTTTTTTTTATTTTTTTTCACCAAAACGCAACAATTTAAAAAAAATTACGTATAAGATTGTGGTGAAGTGTAGCCACCGGTTGTTACTGGAACGGCGTCCTTACTTCACATTGGATAGGGTTGTAATCCGCACCAGTTGTTACTGGCTCGACGTCTACCTTATCTTTATTTTTTTGCCGGATATTTTATAATGCTTTTGTCGAAAGCAGTATCATCGGCAATACAATATATACGATATTCTCCATTTTTTGTAAACATTACGTTCAGGTATATATCTTTTCCATTTAATTCGAACTTGTAATATAACCACTTTGCTACGGAAGGATGTTTTTGCTTTATTGTACCATCTGTAAGCGTTATCGTTGCATCGTTTGACCAACCCATGTATTGTGCGTTATTGATAACTTTATCTAATTGATTGCACAACAAATAAGCATTAGCGGCATTTTTGTGAGGTTTTGCGGTTATTGTTCTCACATCTGCGCGTCTAACGGTCAACTGTCCAAATTCTTTTGCATTTACATTCAATATTAGTCCTTCTTTTGGAATGTTTTGCTTTGCCCATTCTCGCATCAGAGTGCGTGTTTCACGGATTATTTGAAGATTTGCGTTTGCTTGTTTCCGCTCATCCCACCGCCTCTGTATATCCGCCTTTTGCGCCTCTGTTTTTATCGGTTTGACGCGCACATTTGCGCCAAACTTCAACCCGTCCGCCAAATTCCCATTCTTAAAATTATCACGAATAAAATACGGGGTAGAACGCCAATCAGCCTGTTTTCCTTCATTTTCGGCAACCCAGTCTTTAAAACCCTGCGGCACGTCGGTAACGGCATTTTTCGCCTGCAACTTTTTGTATTCTGTGCCGTGTAATGCTGCTTTCAAGTCCGACAGTTCCTGTTCATCAAACGTTTCATCGTCCATCAGTATAGCCGTTGCGTAACACATGCACTGCGGGTGCCAGCCCTTAAATATGAATTGTTTTGGGTAACTCCCTGTCAATCTATCACACAGTTTGCATTTAAACCTTTCAGTGCGGTTTGTCCGATGCACTTCAAAACCAACCACAAAATCAAGTTGCTGCCATCGCAAATGGTCGGATTCGCGGTAAGCCATGTTTATTTCGGTGCGTGTCAGGCGCATGGCGTTTTTGTAAGCCGAACGGTAAACGCCCTGACCCGGATTAAACGCCTTTGCAGCCTTTGACAGTTGCAGGTTTCCGTGTTTATCGCGAACGCGCCTGAACAGTCGGTCCGGGTCTTGCAGGTTTTGCCGTAAATCTCTCGAAAGTTGTTGAGCCGAACGTCCCTCGCCAAGCCCTACGTCAAGCCCATGTTCTATTTGTTCCTTGTATTGTCCTACGTATTTCCAAACGCGCTGCGACAAATCCATACCGTTAATTTTTCGCTGTTGAAAAGTATGCAGAGCGTCTAAATTACGGTTTTGCATCTCTTGCAAACGTTCCTTTTTAAGTTTGGAAGTGTCCAATATTGAGGCAATAAACTCATCGTTCTTTTGGCAGGCATACAGCCACTCTCTGCGTGTACCGTCCGAAACAACCGCCATCATATTTGCCGCCAACTGTCCCACAACCTCTCTAACTTTTGCCTTTGTTTTTGGATAATCGTCAAAGTTGAACGGCTTATCGGGGTTGTAGTTTTCTGTTGCGGCAATTTTGGCAACTTCCAACGTGGCTTGTGCAAACAGGGCATCAACAGCCGCAATGTATTGTTCGGTGGTTTGAAAATGCCTGCTATCAAACCACCGAAAAGAAAATGTTTTTTTCGGATTATCGTCAAAGTTCTTTGTGTCCGCCATTGTGCCAAAATATCAAAAGTCCTCCGATTGTCAGACAATCGGCTCACCCACAACAAACGATTTTTCACGGCTCGTTTCTTCCACAATCTTCCCATACGTGTCTTTTGGAACTGCTGTAAGTCCCGCCTTTTCAATCGCTTCTTCCTGCGAAATAAGCGGCTTGTGTCCGTTGGCAGTCAGCCAGTAATTCAGTTCTTCAATTTCGCTTGTCAGCATGTAGGGCGTTATTTCGGGTTCTATTTCCAAGTCGGCACATTCCGTTTCGAGCGCCGTGTTGAACTGCCCGATGAACGCTTTTATCACGTTCACACGCCGCTGCAGATACTCATCAAATATTTCGCGTTTGTCCTGAACTTTCAAGTGCGCGTCCATGAAAAGCAGTTGCAGCGCAATTCCCGAAACGGCTCCTATTCCTTTTACAGAATCAAACGAAATATCGGGCGTTTGCGTGATGGTATAAATCATGCGCAAAAGCGTTTCTATTTCCAATTTTACGGCTTCGGGCGCGTTTGCCCATTCCAAATATTTCGCTTCCGAGCCTTCTTCGCCTTCGATGATTGCACCCGATTCGCCTTTTTTGGAAAAGCCTTTGAGTTCGCCTTTGACGAAAATTTTAGGCGCTGCATGATAGTCGTTTGTGTCGGCAAAATTAGACAGTAGCGTTTCCAAGCGGTCAATCAGCGAATCCACGTCCTGCGTTTCAAACTCTTCCTGATAGGCGTAAATCACAGGTATCTTTCCGATGGCTATTTGTCTGGGGTAGCCTTCAACCACTTCAAAACCGCTTGCACCCTGCCTCCACAGCCAAAGTTCCGTATCGGTATAGGTCTCAAAGTAATTAACTTTTACTTCTTTGGCATCTTTGAACTCCGTTCGGCTAAATTCCCGCGAAAATGCCGTTAAGTCGCCCATTTCATCAAAATACGGAAAAAGCGTGTCACCAAACGCCGGCGAAAACAGCGCGCAACGCAATTTGAACTTCGAGTTGAAGCCATAACTGTTATTTGGTTTTTCCACAGGATACCACAACTCGGCGCACTCCTTAAAACCGAACACCGCTCGTGCAATCCGCCTGTTCAATGAATTGCTTTTTACATCGTGCAAAATGCGTTTCAGAGCCTTAACTATTGCCTCCTGATTGCTGCCTTCGGGACTGACATTGTATGCCACAGGATTACCAAACAAAAAAGCCACAGCACGTTTGACTATCAACTTTTGAATCGCCAAACTGATACGGGCAACCTTTTCAAACTTGTAATTTTTCGTTTCTTCGCTGCCCACCTCAATAACCTTTTGCGCGGAGTTTGCGTCATTGTCGTTGTCCACTCTCACACGTTTATCCGGACGCAAAATAATGTCGTTGATATTGTGTAATTTTTGCTCAAGAGCCTTTTTCGCGCTTGCCGTATCGGGCTGCGGAGCGTGTCGCCGAGCCTTCAATTCGGCAATAACCTCGTCGGGCTTCTCTTTACTGAATATATCTTTTATGGTCATAATTACTAAATTTTCAACCGCAAAATTACTGTAATCAAACATCTGAAATGCTTTTTTGAATAACTTTTGAATAACTATCAGGCTGATTATTATTTTATTTGCATAATGACGGTTATTTTTGCGTTTTTTTTGATTGTAAAACCAAAATTTGTAAACAATGAAAGATAAGATTTTAGCATTACTGTTAGCAGCGTTTGCAGGCGTGCGTAAAGACGGATTGACGCAACTGGCGCGTATTCTTGCGCTACAGGCTGCGACTGAAGAGGAGGCGAAAGCCCTTGTGGACAAATTGACCAAAACGCAGGTTGATGAGTTTGTAAAGGAATTTCGCGCCGAAGTGGACAAAGAGGTGTCCGAAGGTAACAAGACCTTTGAAACGAACCTGAAAAAGAAGTTTGAGTTTGTGGAACGTAAGCCCGAAAAGGCAGACGAAAAACCAAATGAAACGGATTCCGGCGACATTGCGTCAATTGTAAAGGCGGCATTAGCGGCGGAGTTAAATCCTCTCAAACAGGAATTGGCAAGTTTCAGGGCAGGTGAAACGGCGAAGTCGAGGCTTCAATCGTTGAACGAAAAACTGAATGGCTGTAAAGACGAGGCTTTCAAAACGAAAGTGTTGAAGGACTTTGGGCGCATGACGTTTGAAACGGACAACGATTTTGCTGAATACTTGACGGATACGGAAAAGGACGTTACGGCGGCAAATCAAAATGTGGCTAACTCTGCGTTGTCAGGGCATGGCAAACCGTTATTCGACCAAAAGAACGATAGCGGCATTTCGTCAGGCGTGGCGCAATTCATAGAAAGCCAAAAGACTGAAGGCAAAACGCTTTCAGGTAAAGAAGTTTAACTTTATAAATCAGTAAAAAATGGCTCTTCAAATAAAAAGACAAAAAGATAACCGGGTAGTAAAATGCGTTTTACATCGGGTTGCCGACATTCCGGGCGGCGTTACGCTGTCGGTTGCGGAACTGGGGGGCGCGAAATCAGTAAAAAATGGCTCTTCAAATAAAAAGACAAAAAGATAACCGGGTAGTAAAATGCGTTTTACATCGGGTTGCCGACATTCCGGGCGGCGTTACGCTGTCGGTTGCGGAACTGGGGGGCGCGGCTCTTTTTGAGGGAACTCCCATCGGCAAGGGCGCAAACGGCATGTACAGGGTTTGCAAAACGGCGCAAATCGTGACAGCCGCAGTTGCCACAGCCACTACTTACGAAGTGGCAAAAGGACATCACTTTAAGGTTGATGACCGCTTTGCAGCCGACGATTGCAACGGTCAGACGATTACGAAAATTGACAAATCGGACGCCGTAAAGGATGTTATTACCGTTGGCGCAACGTTGGGCAAGGCAATAGCCGCCGGAACGTGCGCTTTTGAATCAGGCGGCGCAAATACCGACCTGAAAGTAACCCCGATTGCGTTTGCAGGCTCCAACGAGGACGTGCAGCAAAACGATAACCTGTTTGTTTCGGCATGGGTTATGGGCGTTATCAGAGAGGCGAACGCCCCGATAGTGAATAGTGAAATCAAAACGGCGCTGAAATGCGTTGTGTATGTTTAACCCTTTAAAACTTAAAAAATCATGCAAAGAACATTAATGGTAGGGTTGAATGAAAGGGACATGTCGGCTGTTATCCACAGTTACGACTTGCGGGATTACTATTATCCTACCCTTTTTCCTCTAAAAGAAACCAATTTCTTAACGTGGAAAATGCTTGAGGCTCAATCGGGCTTAAAGATTGCCGCAGACCTTGTTTCAAGGGGCGCGACTATTCCAAAAAAGACCCGCGAGGCGATTGCGCGTATTCAGGGCGATATTCCTAAAATCAGTATTTCACGCGAAAAGCACGAAGACGAACTGACGGAATATGACATTATGGTTGCCATGTCGGCAAACAACCCCGATTTGCGAGCGTTGGTAGAGTTTTGGGCTGAAGATACGAAGTTCTGTTGGGACGGCGTAGCGGCTCGCGCTGAATGGATTGCTCTGAAACAAATTTCGATGGGCAAAGTGAAGTTTACCAACTCAAATAACGCCGCAATAGTAACCGAGTACGATGTGGATTACCAAATTCCATCGGAACAGAAGATAGGCGTGGAAACGTCATATACTGGCGCATTATCCGGAAAACCTTTTACAAAGGACTTCCCTAATGCAGTGAAACTCGGTAAAAAACTGTACGGAGCAACGTACAAGTTTGCATTTATGAATGTTGAAACGTTTGAGAAACTTGCCGCGCAAGAGGAGGTTTACAAGCGTTGCGCTACATTCGTGCAAAACGTAACCAGCACCAACGACGCCCCCGACCTGAAAACGGTAAATGCGTATCTGACAAAGAAAACCGAAACGTTTCGCGGGTTGCAAATCGTTTTGATTGACCAGAACATAACTATCGAACTTGCGGACGGCTCGCGCACAACCGGCAATCCGTTTGAGGACGATGTTATTCTGTTTTCGGAAAGCAAAACGCTGGGCGCAACCTATTGGAAACGCCCGATTGATGTGAACGTAAAGAACTCCGTTGCCGAAAAGGTGATGCACAGTCATACGCTCATCAAAAAGTATGCCGACGAATCGCCTGTACGCGAAGTAACCGAAGGCATCGCTAATCTGTTCCCCGCTTGGAACCTTGCGGGACGCTCGTTGCTGATGCAAGTGAACGGAAATGCTTGGACAAAATAAGTCGGTAGTCGGTAGTCAATAGTCGTTAGCGGCTAAAGACTACAGACTAAAAACTAATAACTAAAATGATGACCAATAAACAGTATCTTACAAAATCGTTAGACGGTCTGCATGTTTCGGAAGATGATATTGACGTTATTCTTTTGAAAAGTGGACTTGACGGCGAGGCTACGGTTGATGTTCGGGCGTGTGATTTTGCGGTTTACAGTCGCATGTCGGTAGTGCTGAAAGGCGCAACACAAAGTGTTTCGCAAGGCGGGTACTCTGTATCGTGGAACATGGAGGCTGTGAAACTGTATTACAACGCCCTGTGTAACGAATTAGGCGTTGCAAATACGCTGAAACTGAAAGTGCGTAACAGGTCTGATTATTGGTAGTTTATAATGTAAATATTTAAAATTTAATATCATGGGAACAATCACATTAGGCTTATGCCAGATAAAAGTTGGGGCAGCATCGGTTTCGGGCGACATGCCTGCCAACATGACCAAAATAGGTAAAACCTATAAGGACACTGCGAAAATATCGCAGGACGCCGCCGACGTTACCGAACATTTTGAAGAGGGAATGGCAGCGCCGGAAGTTCGCAAAAAGAGCAAAAAAATTCCGAAGGCGACCTTTTCGCTTATGGATGCCGACCCTCAAATGCTTGCCGACTATGTAGGCGGCGAGGCAGTTGTAACGAACGGCAAAAAAGTATGGGGTTTCAACGGCGATGAACTTGTGTCAAACAAGGCTATCCTTCTTGAAACGGAACAGGGTTTGGACTTTGAAATTCCCAATGGCGACATTGACGCGGTTATCAACGCTGATATGTCTGCAAAGGGTATTTTCCTCGTGGATTTCACTGTAACGCCGATGGCAGTAGCCGCCGGCAAAAAGGCAATTCGCGGAGTGCCAAAATCTGACCCCGGCGAATAATCTTCTTTTTCTTTATTACCAACCAAAAGCCCCCGAAACAATTTTTGATTATTGATTATTGTTTTTGGGGCTTTTTTAAAAAAAGGAAATGGCAGTAAAACAATATCCACATCATTTGTTTGTTGTAACGGGCGGCGATGCTGTTCAAAACGATGACGGCGCATGGGTTACAGATGACGCTACCGAAACGCAACTTGTTTCAGTTTGCCGTGAAGAAACCAACGGACGCGGAAATGAATTGTCAGTTGGAGGCGGCAAGTTTTTCAAATATTCGTCGGTGGTTTATTTGCCGAAAGGCGCTCAAAATGTTTGCGAAAACGCAACGGTTTTTGTTTCCGATTTTGCCGATGGTAGCAGTGTGCGGATAAAAGGGCAGGCGCTTAAATTTGACAGAGGGCAGTTGCATTGCAGGCTGTGGATTAACTAATTTTTGATTTTCGATTTTTGATTTTTGATTGATATGATTAGAGCAAATAATTTTCAGGATTACGTTGATAAACGGTTTCGGGCTTTTTTTAATGAAGTTGAAAAGCAGCAGATTAGGCGTTTACAGAAACTCGGCGAAAAGTGCGTAAACCATGCGCGTAACGTTGCTCCTAAACCCGATGGGTTTGAAGACCAGACGGGGAATTTGCGGTCATCAATCGGATACATGGTTTTCAATAATGGCGTTGCCGTCCATGCGGGTTTTGAACAGGTAAAAGACGGCGCGGAAGGCGCAAAAAAAGGCGAGGAGTTAGCGCGTAAAGTAGGCGAAAAGAAAGACGGAATTTGCCTCGTTGTAACCGCCGGAATGGATTACGCTGTGTACGTTGAGGGTGGATATACCTACAAACGAAAAAAGAAAGACGGGACCGAAGTAGAGGTACACATGAGAAGTCGCGATGTTATTACATCGGCTGAAAAGATGGCGGAACGCGAACTGCCGGAAGAACTTGCAAAATTAGTGGCTAATATTAAACGTGCAGCAGAATGAAACAAATATTTGATACAGATGCAATTCTATTTTCGTTGTTGAACAAATCAGCGATTAAGATTAGCGGCTCCATCTACATAAGCGGCGACCGACCTACAGGCTCTCAAAAGGAAGATATTGTTGTAGATACAATCTTTTTGACACAGGACTTTCACCCGCAATTAGGGACTTCGGTTGTGAATATCTATGTTCCTGATGTTGAGTTGAAAATCAAAGGTATACCGCAAAAAATGGCAAACAGGGTGCGAATGAAGGAATTGTCGGGAAAGGTGTTGGAAGTTTTGAGAGGCGCAATAACGCCGGGATTGAAACTTTTCATCGAAAGTCAAAACGTGTTGGTAGAAACGGCGATTGAACAGCATTTTGTGAATATTAGGGTGGGATGGAATATTCAGAGGTAGAGACGCGGCATGCCACGTCTGTACATTTTCAAAATTTAATTATCAGTAGAAAATGGATATAAAAAAGTTAGAACAGGAAAAAGCGGAGTTAAACGCGCTTATCAACAAAGGAGTAACCTTTGAAGTTGAGGATACGGAATTTGAGGTAACGAAAAGGTTTTTCGGGCTTTTAAAAAAAC